TGGTGGAGGCGATGGGAGTCGAACAACCAAAAATGATTGAGTGACGTCAAAAGCATATCTGCAACGCGCCTAAACACTTGCTAAAAAGGCAGTGGGGTTGGTTTGTAACCCATGTATTTTGCTACGTTTACAAAAAAGAGTGTTACCAAAAATGTTACCAGAGTCAGGCCTGTGCCTTTTTGAATGCCGCGGTGGTAGCGGCAGCAAGGTCTTCCCTCTGACCGTCAAGCTCGTGCCGATACACTCCGGAAGTGTCCATGTTCTTGCTATGACCTACAAGCATCTTCAGCTGGCTGTCAGTCAGGACGCTTGATTCAACGCTGACAAAAGTGTGCCGTAGCTCGTAAAGTGAGACTTTCGGCTCAAGCCCGTTTGCTTCCTGATACGATTCCCAGCGGCGATAGAGCGTATGCTCTGAGGGAATCTGAAACAGCGGCGTATTGTAGTTTAGCAGTATGCCTTGAGCCTTTAGGAGCTGTACCTGCGCCTCATAGGCATCCCGTGCTTCCTTTCCCATGTCAAAAGAGCGGATAGCGTTTTCATTCTTTCCGGTGGTCTGCTCCCGGTGCACGTTGATGCTGCGCCGAAGGTTGACCGTATTCCCCTTGATGTCACCATACCAGAGACCAATCAGCTCCCCGGGACGTAGGCCAGTCGCAACTGCAAAGCGGTAGGCGTAGATATATTCATCAAATACCGGCTTTCCATAGTAGGTGCGGGTGTCTACGCTGAACAGGGTCTTCAAGGCGGTGGGCTGCAAGATCGTGCGTTTCCTCATCCTGGCATTCTTCGGGATAGACAGGTCGGGGTGGAGCGTCGTGTACTTGTTTCTTCTGCACCACTTGACAAAGGCGGTTTCCGCAGCCCGGATCGTCATAAGCGTCTTTCGGCTCAACGGCTGGTTTGAGATGGGCTTGCGCTGGTTCTTTTTCTGTGAGCGCTTCCGGAACGAAACGTCAATGGCCTTTTGAAGATCGCCCTCGGTCAACTCGTCAATGCGGATGTTCCCACAGGTCGGCAGGATGTAGCAGTCTCCGTAACGCTGGCATTGTGTCACATAGGACGTCCCGCAAGTCAGCTTCAGCTCTTCCACCCACTCTGAATAAAGGACGCTGACCTTCTTTTTCCCGTCACGGATGCTATCATCAAGCCATGCATCCGCTTTTGCGTTTGCTTCACGCTGGCCGGTGCGGCCCGGCGTGCTGCTGTAAAACCGCTTGCGGGTGCCGTTCTTCTGAACCGCGATGCACCAGCGCTTTTCCTTTTCCACCCAAAATGCCGTGTTGACCCGTTTTTTCATAAAATCCACCTCCATACACAAGGGTACACTGTGCCGATGCCCGTTGGGCGGCGGCGCTTTTTTCTTTGCTGCGGGGCGGCTTCCGACTGCTTCTTCCCGCACCACGGACAAAAAGAAGCACCATCCGGGATCTCTTTCCTGCAGCATGGTCTCACGCATTTCATGGCTTACTCCTTTTTCTGCCCGATATATCCGAATGCGCCATTTTCAGCAGCGGCTCTTCCGGCCTTGTAGTTGATCTTCAGGTCGTCAATGGGAGGCTGCGGAGCGTCCGGGCATGGGTCAAGGCCCGCGATCTGCGCATAGGTATACTGGTCTATGATGGTCCCGCACACGCTTGCCCTGTTGTTGAGCGGGCAGTGCAAGTTTGCAGCTATCTCCGATATGACAGCAGGCGGGCTGCTGCCGTGACTGCCTTTCAGTATGAAGAGGAGTAGCCTTTTCGTCAGCGGCGGCAGATTTACCACGAGACGGCGCAACTCCGCGTTTAGCTCATCGTCGGCCTTGCCGTCATCCGGCACTTTGTACAGATCCGGGTGGGTCATCTCCATGAAAACAGATATGGGAGACACCCCGCACGCCGTGCACCAGTCCATGATCTCGTCACTGTCCGGACTGGTGCAGCCTTTTTCCCAGCTCTGCACGGTGCGCTCTCCTTTTTCGATGCGCCTTGCGATCTCCGCTTGACTCAGGCCCGCAGACACCCGTGCTTTTGCAAGCGCTTTCCCGATTTGGCTCGCCGTAAAATAACTCATACTTTCGCCCCCATAATTTCGGTGTATTTTTAACAAAAAATGGCGCAGAAAAAATCTGCGCCATTCGACAAATTTTATCCGTATTTTATTTTCCAACGGCGCATGGTAGAATTTGGTTTATAAATCGTAGATGTGCACAAAAGAAAGGAGAAAGCAAAATGGATTTTGAGCAAAGAAACGGTAAAGAAACCGAAATGACCATCATCGATGGAATGCCCGCCAGTATCCTGACTGGCACCGACCGCACCCCTGCACCCTGGGAGGAATGAGTTATGAAAAAGCTGTCACACTTTCGCACCCATGCCCGTTCCCTGCTGGCCTGCTATTTGGATATGACCCCGGAGCAGCAGCGCCTTGCTCGCGCTTACATTCAAGATAGGGCCCTGCCGGAGGTGCAAGCCCTTCGTAACGCCGCCGGTGAGCCCGGCGGGGCGCTGGCGGCTGACTTGTTGCAAAATTTGCAGCAACCTTGCAACTGCGAATAGCGCGGATTTTTCCACCGAAAACAGTGCTCGAATTGGGATTGACGACAACAACCAGCGGTTTTACAATATGGTTGTAAACAGGCTTACAGGCCAAGCAACTGAGATTTCTTTGTGTTGTACTCCGCTTCCGTGATGGCCCCCATATCCAGTAGCTGCTTAAACTTCAAAAGCTCATCGGCGGCGCTGGATGCCGCCGGAGCGGCAGCCTGTGGCTTCTCCTGGCTGACTTTGCAGTTCTTGAGAAAATCGGTCATGCCGCCGGAATAAACCGTTGTCGGCAGACTGGTTTCTCCAAGAGGGAGCGTAAAACGGATGGAAACGTTTTCTTTGCTGCGGCTTCCTTTGCGGGTCTCTGTTTTGGCGGTAGCAGCGCCCACGATCGCACCCACAGGACCGGCAACGGCTGCACCGATCACGGCCCGGCCAATGCCGCCTTTGGTCTCTGTCACCGTCAAATCGTCTGGCGCGTCAGATTCGTAACCGGCGACTTCATCAAAGCTGTAGATCATGCGAGGGCCTTTATCACCGCCGCGATGCCCAAAGCAAAACAGTCGGTTTGCCTTGTCGATGGACACAAAAAGCGCATCTCCATCATAGATGGAATCGGTCTCCTTGAACGCCTTCCGACGCTGTTCCAGTGTAGCCCAGTAGTCCGCAAGGGCAGCGGTCGGTTGCTTTGCTGCCCGGATGCCCAATTTTGAAAAGAAAAAGTTGCTGCAGCTGGCGCAGATCAGGCCGTCAGCGCTTTTCTCACGGTTCAGCAGACCCAGCTTGCCGCCGCAGACAGGACAGGCATTTGCCATAATAAGCACCTCACATATACAAAAATAGGCAGCCAACCAGCTGCCGAAAAGCTAAATTATCAAGGAAATGCCAAAGGGGGAAAATAAAGTGCAAGAAACTAGCACAATGTTTGCAAAATGTGATACAATGGAAGAAAAAGAATCGCACGACAATCTTGTGCATCTTGCCATCAGTGAGATTCTTTCGTTATCCGAAAACCAGCTTCAAGAAGTCATTCGGAGGTTTTATGCTGTATTGTAGACTGAACATTTTGAAGCAGGACGAGAACGGAAACTGGTACAAGCCCAAAAACCAGCATCGGATCCGTCGCTTTTTTGTTGAGGACATCTTTTACCGCTTTGTCTGGACGATTGAGTGGTTCTTATTTGAAAAGTATTGGTAATACATAATCTGAAATCAAATTCACCAGAACCGGAATCAAAATCAAGGTGACAATACCGCCGACTATTTTCATCGGCCCAGAAAACCGGTTTGCATTTTTCTCTCGCAAATATTGCTTTCCGGCTTCTGTGATTCGTAATCCGGACTGCATAAACCCTGTTGTAGAAGATTCTGCAAAGCCAAGCTCTTCAAGCGCCGTAGCGTCTTGAAACAGTTCTTTTGTCCGTTCAACACCACCGGGATATTCCCGATCGAGGGCTTTCAGCAGTTTGAGTTCTTTTCTATTAAGATGTACGCTCACTCTGGAAACTCCTTTTTAACTGCCTGAGCAATCCGAACAATTTTCATAATGTTTTCGTCATCCATGCCATCCAGCGCTTCCAGCAGCGCCCGGCGGGCTGGTGACAGTTTTTCAAGCTCAATGCCATCTAAGGCGTTGGGCTTTTCTTTTTGCGCTGGATCCTCGCCCTTCAGCTCTTCCACTGTTACGCCCAAGGCGTTTGCAATGGGGCCTAGCATTTTTTCGGGAACATCACCGTCTCTGTTTGCAATTTCTGCGAGATATCCGTGACTTCTTCCAATCTGTCTGCATACAAAAGCCAACGAAATGCCTTTTTCTTTGGAGATCTTTTTGACAGTTTGGATATTTCCCACAAAAAGCACCTCCCAAAACTGTGCATCTAGATAAAATTCTAGAAAATCCAAATTATCTATTGATATCTAGAATTTTATCTAGTATAATACTAGGCACAGGGCAAACAAAAACCAAAAGCCCTCGATACTATTATATCGGGCAAACGCTAGATTTTATTCACTTTGTACCTCGCAACTACATAGTAGCATATTTTCTAGTGATTTTCAAGCCCGGAAAGGAGAATTGCTAGTGAATGTTTCAAAAATCGACCAGTTTCGCAAGTTGCACGGGCTGAGCCGCACCGATCTGGAGGCGGCGGCAGGCCTGAGCAACGGCGCAATCGGCAAGTGGGAGCGCTCGATTTACGGGCCCAGCATTTCGCAGTTGCTCAAGGTGGCGCACTATTTCCGGGTGCCGGTCACGGCGCTGATCGTAGACGAGGAGGCAAAAGCATGAGCAACCTTATCCCTATCAATTACGACAACCCGGAGCGCCCCACGGTGAGTGGCCGGGAGCTGCACGAATTCTTGGAAGTCAACACACCTTATCGCATTTGGTTCCCGCGCATGGTCGAATATGGATTTACCGAGGGTGAAGATTTCAACCCGTACAAAAATGTACGAGTTCAGTCGGAAGGCAACCGAGAGGTGGAACGCACGATTGACGATCACCAGCTCACCATCCCAATGGCCAAGGAGCTGTGCATGATCCAGCGCAACGAGCGTGGCAAGCAGGCCCGGCAATATTTCTTGGCCGTGGAGGCGCAGTGGAACAGCCCGGAAGCGGTAATGCGCCGTGCGGTGCTTATCGCCCAGAAGCAGAACGACCAGCTCAAGGCCGCAAACCGCCAGCTTCTGGCAGAGAACAGCGACCTGAAGCCGGATGCAGAGTATGCCCGGGCGGTGTGCGTGGGCAAGAACTGCCGCACCACTACCACCCTTGCCAAGGATTACGGCCTGAGCGCCGAGAAACTCAACAGCATCCTTCACGGCCTGAAGATCCAGTACAAGACCAGCGACGGGCAGTGGGTGTTATACGCAAAGTATAGCGGAAAAGGTTACACCAAAAACCGCAAATCCACGCCGTTCCAGCACAAGAGCACCGGCGAGTGGGACACCAAGAACACCACCGTATGGACGGAAGCGGGCCAGCGGTTTATCTATGAGCAGCTCAAGGCCGTGGGAATGCTGCCCAGCGTGGAGCGCAAGCAGAGTGTGGAGCAGATGGAGCTTGCCGCCAAGCAGCACAACCAGGACGGCGTGGCGTAACATGACACTGAATCGCCTGATCTGCGCCTGCTACAACGTTTTTCCGGGCGCAACGAAAATCAAAGTCAAGGACAATCTCGGCAAGGAGCTGTATTTCGGGCTCTGGAACGCGGGCTTTATCAAGGATTTTGGCTGTCTGACCGTTATGGAGTTCGAGATCGACGAGATCAAGAAAAACGGCGTCGCAAAGACGCTGACTGCATGGACTGTAAAGGAGGACACCCATGAGTGAGAAGATCATTGCATACAAGGCCATGGACAAAAACATGATGTGCCGTGGCAAGCAGTACGAGGTGGGCAAGACGTACCATGAGGACAAAGCTGATTGCTGCCGTGCCGGCATGCACGCCTGCGAGAACCCGCTGGATGTGCTGCGCTACTACCCGTTGAAGGATGGCCCACGCTTTTTTGAGGTCGAGTGCGGCGGGAACGTGAATAAAAGCGGAGAGGACAGTAAACTGGCCTGCACTGAGCTGACGGTAAAAGGTGAGGTAAATTTTGCAGGGCTGGTAAAAGCTGCGGTGAATGCCGTTTTTAATCGGGTGAAGGGCAAAAAACCTTTTTCCAGCGGCAATTCCAGCACGGCAGGTTCCAGCGGAGATTCCAGCACGGCAGGTTCCAGCGGCTATTACAGCACGGCAGGTTCCAGCGGAGATTACAGCACGGCAGGTTCCAGCGGCTATTCCAGCACGGCAGGTTCCAGCGGCAATTCCAGCACGGCGGCAGCCACTGGGGCTTATTGCAACGCAAAAGCAGACGGAAAAGATAGCATTGCCGTTGTAAACGGTGCTTTCGGTAAGGCGTGCGGCGCGCTGGGCTGCTATCTGGTGTTGACCGAGTACGACGATGACGGCAATATGTTGCTGGCCAAAATGGCGAAGGTTGACGGGGTCGTTATCAAAAAGAACACCTGGTACACGCTCAAAAACGGAGAGTTCGTGGAGGTCAAGCCGTGAAGAAGCACTACAACAAGCGCTGGCTTGAACAGCGCTGGGACAAGAACCAGCCTGCACGGCTGGCACACATCAAAGAAAAGAGGTCGAAGCATGATGAAGGTCATACAGGGCACCTTCCGGCAGATTCCGTACTGGAGACTTCGGGGCCGGTTCCACAGCTGCGGCTACCGCGATCAGGAAGTCGCCAAGTATATCGGCATTGGCCGGGACACCATGAGCGGCAGGATGCAGGGGCACAATCCGTGGACAAGCGCAGAGATCACAGCAATGTGTGAACTGCTGGACATCCGACAGGATGAGATCGGGGAACTGTTTTTCCCCTCACTTGAGAAAGGAAAATCCGCATGAGCAAACCGAACGAGAGCTATATTCGCGTATCGTATGGTGAAGATGGAAACCCGCAGATTGAAACCAACTGCGTGGGACTTGAGGCATTGAAACTGTGCGTTGCCCTGCTGGCCGCACTGGCTGCCGGATCGGATGACCCGGCGGGCGCTCTCATTTCGATCGTAACCAATGCCGCCAATCTGCTGGATCGCGTGGAAACCGAGGAGGACAACGACAATGAAACGGTATCTTAAAATTTTCGGCGTGGCATTTCTGGCTGGCGTTGGTGCAGCCCGGGTGCTGATCTGGCTGAACATGGGCATTGTGCACCTGCTGGTCATGCAGGGCGGCTGGGAAGCAGCTGCGGCGGTCAAGGCTGCGCCGTGGATTCTGTTCGCGCTGGGCGGCGGTCTGGCGATGTCTCTGTACGGAATGTACGAGGACTGCCAGCGGTACAAGCGCAGCAGCCCTTATGGCCGAGTTCAGCACAGCGAGAGCCGCCACTCCCGCCCCCAAGAGCCGGAGTACCGGCAGAACCGGAGGGACGCATGAAAAAAAGCCCGCCGGTGCGCCAACACCGACAGGCTGCAAGGGTTGATGGAATTTGAAAGCCCCATCACCCCGATGATATCACAAAATCGGAGGTTTTTACAGATGGAGAATGAATTGACCGTCCGGGTGGAACGCCCGGCAATTCCGGCCATGAGCTGGAACAAGGACGAGGTTGAACGGAACCTTGACGAGATGCTGGCGGCCTACAAAGGCCGGGTCTACACCCCGGAGAGCATCAAGAGCGCCAAGGAGGACCGGGCAAAGGTCAACGGCTGGGATAAGCAGCTTGGAGCTGCCGCCACGGCAGCGAAGAAGATCTACATGAAGTCGCTGGAAGATTTCCAGCAGAGCATCAAGGAGATGCAGGGCAAATGCAAGGAGATTTCCGGAGCGATTGACGCACAGGTCAAGGCTGTGGAGGCCGCCGAGAAGGAAGAAAAGGCTTCTACCCTGCGCCTGATCTACCGGGACAACATCGGCGAGTTGGAAGCTCTCATTCCGTTTGAACGCCTGTTGGACAACCGCTGGCTGAACAAGACGTTCGCCATTGCGGAAGCAAAAAAGGCCCTGTGCCAGTCCATCGAGAACATCCGCAGCGATTTGGAATTTATCCGAGAGAACTGTGGGGAGGACGTGGAGCCGTGCACCACGGAATATCTCCGCAACCTGAGCGCCAACGAAGCCGTCCGCGAGCATAACCGCCGCGAGAAGTCCCGGCAGGCGCAGAGGGAGGCAGAGGCCGCGAGAAAGGCGGCAGAACTGGCGCGGATGTCGGCCCCGGTAATCGTTCCCCCGACCGCAGAAGAACGCGAGATGCGGGCGCAAGCCGCCGCAGCAACGCAGGCAAACGCATTCATCACGCCGGAGGGCCGTCTGGACATGGAGGCGATGCAGAGCTTCTCCTCTGCGCAGGAGGTTCCCTCCCGCAAGCGCTATTACTTCTGGGTTGAGTTCACCAAAGAAGACATTGCATGGTTCCGCAGCGCTGCCAAAGAACGCGGGTTCGATTTCGGCAGCATCAAATAATCTTCAACATTCTAGGAGGTAACAAAAATGGGTTTCACTTCACGCGCTGGCGCTGCTGCGCCGAATACCACTACCACAGTTCAGAGCCGCTCCTTCGCTGCTCAGGTCAAGCAGAGCGAAGCGATGCAGCCGGTCGCAGAATCTAAGCCGGTCGAAATCGAGAGCATGGACGGCCAGCATCTGACCGTCACCTTTGACGATGTGCGGAACTTCATCTGCAAAGATGCGACCTTCGCAGAGTGCCGCATCTTCTTGGAGACCTGCAAGCAGTACCACCTCAACCCCTTTACCAAAGAGGCATATCTTATCCACTACGACAATAAGAACGGCGACAGCGCGTCCACCATCGTGCTGGGCAAGACCTGCTATATGAAGATGGCCGAGCGTCACCCGCAGTATGACGGATTTGAAGCTGGTGTTATCGTGCTCGTGCCGGAAGTTGGCAAGATTATTCACCGCGAAGGATCCATCGTCTACGAGGACGAGAAGCTGGTCGGCGGCTGGGCTAAAGCCTACCGTAAGGACCGCAGCCGCCCCTTCTACGAAGAAGTGAAGCTGAGCGAATACGACACCAAGAAATCCATGTGGGTAACGAAGCCTGCAACGATGATTCGTAAGGTGGCCCTCGTCCACGCGCTGCGCGAATCCTTCCCGGCCACGTTTGGCAGCCTCTACGATGAGAGCGAGGTTCCGGTAGATGCAGAAGCATCCTGCCGCGAGGTCGAGAACGAGCAGCCCGAAATTGGCGCTATGCAGCCCCGCAAACTGAAGCCGAAAAAAGAACAGCCCGAACCGTTGGCAGTCGAAACCACCGACACCAACGATGATCCGTTTGGCGGTGATGGCGAATGATTATCAAGACGAGCACTGGTGCAATGGTGGCCGGAACATTGTCCCGCGACCCGGAAATCAAGGAAACGCGAACTGGAAACCAGTTCTTGAGCATGAGTGTCAAGGCACACAGCGTCAAGGATGATTCCGGCAAGTGGAACAGCGTTTTCGTGGAGTGCTGCATCTGGCGCGATTTGGACCGCTGGGATGGTCTGCTGCACAAGGGAGATTTTGTCGTGGCGTTTGGCCGGGAGCTGAAAAGCCACGAATCTAACGGCAAGACCTATTGGAATCTCGATGCCGAGGGCGTTTTGGTTGGCGGCCTTGTCAATGCAAGCTGGGTTCAGATGGCAATCGACATGATACAGCCGACTGAACAGGCAGGAACCGATGACTTTGCGCCGGTGGAGGACGAAACGCCCTTTGACCCCGGCGCAGAACCGCCGCAAAGCGTTTCTCAGCCGGAACCAGCAAAACAACCCGCCCCGGCGGTTACGCCCGAATATGACGACGATAGCCGCCCGATTTCGGATACGGGCGACTTGCCGTTCTGATTCACCGTTGAGAGAAAGGAGGTGAGCAGATGGCAATTTTTCGTTGCGTTTCGCCGAACTTTTGGTCAGACCCGAAGGTGGACGATGACTTCACCCCGGAAGATAAATACTTTTATCTCTACCTTCTCACCAATCCGCACACCACTTTGAGCGGATGCTATGAGCTGGGCAAGCGGCAAGCGAGCAGAGAGCTTGGATACAACGAAGAGACCGTAGACCGACTTATCCACCGAATGGAAACTGTTCACAACGTTATCCGCTATGACAAGGCAACGAAAGAGATATTGCTTCTTAACTGGCACAAATACAATTGGTCGAAATCACCCAAATGCCTGAAGGGCGTTGAGTATTCGCTGCAAAACATCAAGAGTGATGCGTTCAGAAAATACTGCGCAGATACCCTATCTATACAGTATCGGTACAGTATAGATACAACTGTATCTGTAACTGCTACTGTAACTGAACCTATTACTGAAACTGTTATCTATCCTAATAGAGATAGCTTAAATAACAGCAAAGAGAAAGCCCCGGCAGCTGATGCAGACCTCGCCCAGATTATTCAGCGGTACGAGGAAGTTGCAGGCAGCTTTCCGCGTTCAGCGCTGGAAAAGCTGCAAAGCTGGCGGCAGGCTTTCGGCACAGACTTGATCTTGCTGGCAATTGACCGGGCAGCGGAAGCAAATAAACGGTCGTGGGCCTACATAAACGGAATCTTAGCCAGTTGGCAAAGCGAAGGTGTTCAGACGGTTGGCGATGTAGCTGCAAGCGATGAGCAGTACCAGAGCCGCCAGCAGCAGGCACGGCTCGGCAGCGCTACCGGTGGAAGAAAGCCCACCGAGAGCGTGGACGATCAGCTGACCAGAGTGCTGGCAAACATGGACAGAAAAAGAGGGTTTGAGCAATGACGAAAGAAGAAACGGCCCAGCTGATACGGATGAACTTCACGCTGTACAAGCTGGGCAGCAAACCCCTCACGGATGAGGAAATGGAAACCACCCTTGACGTGTGGACGTATCAGTTCCGGGATTATCCCGGCAAAGTGGTGAAGCGGGCGTTTCTGGCCGCGAATCGCGTCTGCGTCTATCCCATCACGGTGGCCGATATCTACAAGCAGCTTTCCCAGTGCATCAACCCGGATGCAGAGTGGGAGGCGCTGGCGGATGCAGCCCGCAAGGCACAGAAATACATGAGCTGGAAAAACTTCCCGATGGTGACCGGCATTGACGAGAAGGGCGGGATTATCCGTAGCGATGGCACGGAAGAGCTGCAAGAGCTGTATGACAGCCTCCCCCCGGCGGCCAAAACTTACGCTGGGAGCGTGGGCGGCCTGAAGGAGCTGGCCATGACCCCGGACCTGACCTATCGCCGGGTCGAGTTTCTCAAACAGTCGCGGGAGGACATTACGACCGCGCCGAGGGAAGCCGCCCGTCTGCGCGGCACGTCTGACCCAGCCAGATTGGAGGCAGTCAATGGGTAAGTTCATGGTTTTAGTGGAGTGCCGCAACGAGGGCGGCACAGATCTCCACTGCTGGATCGTGGAAGCGAAGAACCCAGGCGAGGCGGAACATATCGCCGTCTCCAGGGCTCGGGCCTTTTACCCAGAGTTTGATGAATTTGAACCTGTAAGGACGGAGGTTGCTAGAAATGGTTGAAACTGCAATGGCTATTTACAAATGCCGTGGATGCGGCAAGGAATTGACCGTGGGAACAATTGCCACCAACAAAGAAAAGGCTACAATTGATTTGATACAAGAAAGCGGATTCAAATTTGTTAGCGTTAGTCCGAGCTGCTGTGACTCGGAGTGGCTTACAAAAGGGTTTGCGGCAACGTTGCATCAGTGTGATCCAGAGAAGCTTTGCGTGTGTGACTTTATCGGGTGGAAAGTTAAGGAGGCTGAAAATGAACACACCGTGTAAAGACTGCCCCGACCGGCACCCGGTATGCCACGACAGCTGCCTCAAGTACGCCGAGTTCAAGCGCCAGCGCGGCGCAGAAGCCGCTTACACCCGCGAGATGCTGGACACAGGCAAGGTCTACCACTACGACCACGAGGACCGCCACCGGGAGCGGGGCCGCAAGAAGTACATGGGAGCGAACGGAGGAGCGGACAGATGAATAAATTCGGAAACTGCCCCCTGTGTGGCAAACAGGTCAAGCCGACCAACCTGCGAAAAATTGCACGGCAGAATCAGCTGTACGGATTTCGCCTGGCTCTGGATGGAATTGCTGCCACATGGGGCGCACTGATTCAGAATCTGCGGTGTGAGCATGGCCTGACCGATGAGCAGGTGCAGAAGCTTATCCGCATTGGCGACAGATACTGGGAGATGGTCGGAGAGTTCAAGAACGAGGGCATGGCCCCGGACGAGTTCGCGGAGTATCTCGTCGGCAAGTCGGAGCAGGTCGAGAAGGATCTGCGGGAGATGTGGAAATAACCAAAAACAAAATGGGAGATGAACACGCAAAATGACATACAAGGAGTTTTTGGAGCGGAAAATTGACATCGCGCCCATGTCTGGCATCGAGATTGACCCGTCTGAGGTCAACCCTGTGCTGAAAGACCACCAGCGCGTCAGCGTCCTGTGGGCGCTGCGCGGGGGCCGTCGCGGTATCTTCGCTCGCTTCGGTCTGGGAAAGACCATCATGCAGCTCGAATGGTGCAGGCTGCTCCAGAAGCACGAGGGCGGCCAGACGCTCATTGTGATGCCGCTGAACGTCCTGCCGGAGTTCAAGGCCGACGCTGTGAACCTGCTGGGCATGGCCGAACCTCCCTACTGCCGCACGATGGCCGAAGTAGAGGCCAGCGACGCGCCGATCATCCTCACCAACTACGAAAGAGTAAGAGACGGCGATATTGACCCGCACCGCTTTACGGCGGTCAGTCTGGATGAGGCAGCCACCCTGCGAAGCTTCGGGAGCAAGACGTACCAGAGCTTTATGCAGAAGTTCAAGGGCGTTCCCTACAAGCTGACGAACACTGCCACCCCGTCCCCGAACAGGTACAAAGAGCTGATTCACTACGCCGGGTTCCTCGAAATCATGGACACAGGCCAGGCGCTGACCCGATTTTTCAAACGGGATTCCACCAAGGCCAACAACCTGACCTTGTACCCGGGCCGGGAGCGGGAGTTCTGGATTTGGTGCGCCAGCTGGGGGCTTTTCCTGCAAAAGCCGAGCGACCTCGGATTCTCCGATGACGGCTATTCCCTGCCCCCGATGGACATCCGATACCACAAGCTCAACAGTCTTGACCGTCCTGCGGAGTTTGAGGCTGACGGCCAGATGAAGCTCGGCCATGATGCCGCCATGGGCCTTTCGGATGCCGCCAAAGAGAAGCGGGACAGTATTGACATCCGTGCTGCTGATGTGGCCCGCATCATTGCTGAGGCTCCCGACGATGAGCATTTCGTGGTCTGGCACGACCTCGAAGATGAGCGCAAGGCCCTCAAAAAGGCTGTGCCCGAGCTGGTGGACATCTACGGCAGTATGGAACTGGAAGCCCGGGAGCAGCGTGTCATGGACTTCGCTCAGGGCCGAACCCGAATCTTTGGGACAAAAAAGAGCCTGTCCGGATCCGGCTGTAACTTTCAGAGATTCTGCCATAGGGCAATCTTCATGGGCATCGACTATGAGTTCAACGACTTCATTCAGGCCATCCACCGCATCTACCGCTTTTTGCAGAAGTCCCCGGTTGTCATCGACATCCTGTACATGGACACCGAAACCGAGGTTCTGCTGGCCTTGCAGCGCAAGTGGCGGCAGTATGATGAGCTGAGTGAGAAGATGGAAGAGATCATCAAGGAATACGGCCTCGGCAGCCTTGCTCTGGAGGCCCTGAAACGAACGATAGGATGTGAGCGTGTGGAAGTCAAGGGAACCAATTATGTGGCCATCAACAACGACTGCGTGGAGGAGGTGCGGAACTGGCCGACAGACAGCATCGACCTGTATGTTACCTCTATTCCGTTCGGCAATCACTATGAGTACAGCCCCAGCTACAATGACTTCGGGCACAACCCGAATGACAATGAGTTTTTCAAGCAGATGGATTTCCTCACCCCTGAGCTGCTGCGGACTCTGAAGCCGGGCCGGGTGGCTGCAATCCACGTCAAAGACCGCGTCCAGTTCGGCAACGTCACCGGTATGGGAATGCCCACGATTGAGCCGTTCCATGCTGATTGCATCTCGCATTTCACCAAACACGGCTTTGCCTACTTTGGCATGATCACCGTCGTGACCGACGTCGTCCGGGAAAATAATCAAACCTACAGATTAGGCTGGACAGAGCAGTGCAAAGATGGCACGAAGATGGGCGTAGGCTGCCCGGAATACATCTTGCTTTTCCGCAAGCTGCCCACCGACCACAGCAAAGGCTATGCGGACGTCCGGGTCAGCAAGAGCAAGGACGAGTACACCCGCGCACAGTGGCAGCTCGACGCACACGCATTTTGGCGCAGCAGCGGCGACCGTCCCTTTAGCCGGGAAGACCTTGAGAAAGTCCCGACCTCAAAGCTGCAAAGCATCTACCGCAAGTACAGTCGCAGCAGCGTCTACAACTACGATGAGCACGTTAAGCTGGCCGAAAGTCTGGACAAAGACGGCCGCCTACCCTCGACCTTTATGGTCGTCGCCCCGGGAAGCTGGGATATGACCGTCTGGGACGACATCAACCGCATGAAGACCCTGAACACCAGCCAGAGCCAGCGTCGCCAGCAGATGCACGTTTGCCCGCTGCAAATCGACATCGTCGAGCGGCTTATCAATCGCTACTCGAACCCCGGCGATCTGATAGCTGACCCCTTTGCAGGGCTGTTCACTGTGCCGTATGAGGCAGTGAAGATGAACCGCAAGGGCAAGGGCGTGGAGCTGAACCCGGATTATTTCCGTGACGGCGTGGGCTATCTGGAAACCGCAGACGCTGAGAGAGATGCCCCGACGCTGTTTGACCTGCTGGAGACTGGAGCGTGAACCGATGAACCACGAAAACAACTTGGGCCGGAATGCTGAACATTATGCAGATCCGACCCCCTGCGCAGCTTTCCGCAGCATCCAGAAGGATGAGCGACAGAAGGAAGCTGCCAAACTGCTGCAAATCAGCCTCCTCGTGCCCCTGCTTCGGCAGGTGGCCGAGTGGGCAGGTTTTGAGATCATTGGCCGAATCCCCTTGCGGGACAAGGTGACCGGAAAGGAGTATCGCTAAAATGACACAGAGAGAGATTCAGGAAAACCTCATTCGCACCGTTCGTGATATGCTGCTCACCTCCTGCGAGAAGATGGGTGCTCAGAGCATCGAACATTGCTGGACGCGGCACGATGGCACGGAGGTAAAGCTGACCCTTACCATCCACCCGGCTGGAGAGAAGGAAGAAAAGCCGGAGGACGAGCTGCGCACCTATGCGAGAGCTGCTGTCGAGAAATTTGGCATGAACAAGCAGGTCGATATGGCTATCGAAGAGATGTCTGAGCTTACCAAAGCGCTGCTCAAGTACCGCCGGGCGGCGGATTGTGCGACCACTGTAAAGAGCGGTGACAATATCCGCGAAGAGATGGAAGATGTCAGAATCATGCTGGCCCAGCTCGATTGCATCTATGGCCGTAGTCCTCAGTGGGCCGAAAAGAAGCTGGCCCACCTCAAGGAGCTGGTAAAGGGCGAGGAATGTGACGGAGATGTCTGAGCATTTCAAAATTGACTGCAACCTCGTGGATGACCGCCGCACCCTGACCGCGATTCTGGCCCAGAATGGCTATGTTGTCCGAATGGGCAAAGAGAAACGGGGCGGCAAGTCTGCCCAGATCTATTTCGTGGAGTATTGGAGGGCTGACAATGAAAGGTAACACAGCGGCCAGCGCCCGCCGCAGCTACATGGGCGCTCGCAGCCGGGCAGAGGGCGCAGGTTTTGAGGCCATCATCAGCTCCGCTTGCGACTACTACCGCGCAATCGGGCGGGCAGACATCGAAAAAACCCCGGAGCCGATGAAGCCCCTCGGTGGTGCAGATCGATCCGGCAGATTCCTCGCCTGCTACACCAAACAGGCACAGCCAGACTACAAAGGCGTTCTCTCAGGCGGAAGAGCGGTCGTTTTCGAGGCGAAACACACAGACACCGGTCGTTTGTTGTCCGACCGCGTATCAGCCGAGCAAGCCGCCTGTTTGCGCCGGATATCACGGCTGGGCGGTATCGCGTTCGTTCTGTGTTCATTCAATGGCCGGGAGTTCTACCGCATTCCGTGGCCGATCTGGGAAGACATGAAGAACGTGTTTGGCCGGAAGTACATCACCCCGGCGGATTTGGCAAAGTATCGTATCCGCGTTGCAGCGCCCGGAGCGTTGCTATTTTTGGAGGGAGTTGAAACGAATGCGCCCGATTGAAGAAATCAAGAAGAACCATCGCTTGATGATCGTGCGGGAGGGCTGGGACGGCTTCATGGCCTACCTCGTCCACCCACAGTATAAGCCGCAGACTGTGGGCATCGTTGCATCGTGGGGCGGCGGCTGGGAACACGTCAGCGTGAGCCTCCCGCGCCGCTGCCCGACGTGGGACGAGATGTGCCTTATCAAGGACATCTTCTGGGACGAGGAAGAATGCGTGGTGCAGTTCCACCCGCCGCGCAGCCAGTACGTTGACACCCATCCGTACTGCCTCCACCTGTGGAAGAAAATCGGAGAGACCTACGAGACTCCGCCGAAAGAATTTGTTTGACGAAAGGAGCAACTGCATGAGCAAGAGAGGAAACAAACGCATCCGCCAGCTGGAACGCCGCGTGGCAGCGTTGGAGAAAGCCCAGAACACCGGCGGCAAGACCGAGATCACGCTCGATATGTACAGCCAGAGCACCGGGAGCGCGGCAATCGACATCAACAACGTGGTGAACAAGGAAATCGCGCAGCGGGCCAAAGCCAAAGAGGAAAACCGAAAAGGTCTTTGGAAAGCCATTCTCGGATTATAACCGCCCGCAGGGCCATAGATCAAGGAGACGTATGGAGATTAGAGCATTTAGAGCATGGGAACCCAAAGGGATTCTTGATACAGAAGAAGTGAAAAAATGGTTTCAGAGTTGCCGAAATATGGCTGAAGCCATCCACAACCAGCGTGAAAAGGTCGCCCGCCTGCGGGACGCTGCAACGCATATCACGCAGAACTTGAACGGAATGCCGACAGCATCCGGAAACGGAAATAAGATTCTGGAAGTTGTGTGCGATAGGGACGCGGAAATCCGCAAGCTGAACCACATGGAAACGGAACTGGTTAAGCGCCGCATGGAGGCCATCACCCGCGTTTTCTGCATCGTATATGCCGAAGACGGGTACAGCATCCGCATTGCGGACTACCTGCGCAGCTATTACATCGACTGCGAAACAACAGACAAATACGGCTATTTCAAGCTCAAAACCTACGACAACGTCGCCGAAGAATACGATGTGTCGGTGAAAACCGTTGCCAATGGCCTGAAGAACGGGCTGGAAGCGCTGGCTGAAATCTGGCCCGATATTACGAGGGATAGGGCATGATGTGCAAAATGCACAAAGCAAAGCACTGAATTTTCGACACGAGCATACATTGCCGTTACCATGCCTTGCGAGTATGCTTATTACAAGCGCAACCGCGCTTGAAAGCCTGCCGACCCCGTAGGCAGAAGTGGACGCATGGCCTCATAAACCACCGGGAGCTGCTGCGTTTCCCATACGCGGCACATCTCTTTCTGTTTTCATCCTCCTAGATGATAGCTTTGCTTAACACGCATTTCTTATGCCGGAGGCCCCGGAACGCCAAAAGCGGGTTATGACGTTGGACCCGCCGGTGTGTGCGTCCAATCCCTGCGCCCTGAACTGTGTCTGACCAGCACAGCGATGGGCTTTTTATATTCCCGTAGCTCAATTGGTAGAGCGTTGGTCTCCAAAACCAAAGGCTGCAGGCTCGGGCCCTGCCGGGAATGCCATTTGCGTACCCTAGAGGGGGCGGCGCAATAGCGGAGCATCTGGCCGCGAAAGTTCCAGATGCAGCAGCAACGTCTTACTGTCCGGTAAAAACAGATTACGGCGTTGCTGCTTATATGCCGTCATAGCTCAACCGGGAGAGCGCCGCCCATTTAAGGCGGGACACCGCTGGTGACACCACATGGCTAGCTTTATTACAACCCGATACATCCGAGGCACTTAACCACGCCCCGGCGGGGGCCTGTGGGTGCCGGTTCAAATCCGGCTGACGGCTACCGTGATTTTTAGATTGAAATAGCTTGAGATTTAGCTTGAGCAATTTCGGGCTTTTTATTTTGCACGGAAGGGAACGCCATGATTCTGCCGATGGAAAACACCGAAAAAATGATTTTTCCCGGTGTGGGAAAGTATGGCATCCCTGCAATCAAGCCTGAAACAAACATCCGAATTGACAAGCTGGAATGGATCCCTGTCAACTATGCACTGACTGCCAAAGACAAGGCCACAAAGGGCGTGCATTTTTACAAGGACGATTACCAGTTTGAGCGGTTCTGGAACAACCCGGACAAATACATTCCGCTTTTGCAGCAGTTCGGTGCTGTATGTTCTCCGGATTTTTCTCTGTACAGCGATATGCCGCTGGCAGTGCAGCTTTTTATGCACTACAAAAAGCACTGGCTGGCGGCATACTGGCAAGCCCACGGAATCCATGTGATCCCGACGCTCTGCTGGTGCGGAGAACAGAGCTACGACTGGTGCTTTGACGGGGAACCGAGAAACGCCATCGTGAGCATTTCCAGCCACGGAACGCAGTCTGACCCATACGAGGCGGAATGTTTCGCCAAGCACTGCCGTAAGGCGCTGGAAGTGCTGCAACCGAGCAGCATCTTGTGGTATGGCAAATGCCCTGATGAATTTGACTGGAACGTTACAAAAATCAAACCATTTCAATACGAAAGGAGGAAATACCGTGAGTAAACGAGGTTCGGGAAGCTCTGCAAAATTGAGAAACGGAATGTCAAGGCTTACAGGGCTGCCTGAAACGGTTGCAAAGGCGAAGGAAATTCGAGAAATTGCAAATCAAGCATTTGACAAATCAATTGATCAGCTTAAACGAACAGAAAAATTCTTCGGAAAGCAAGTCACAAAAGATGCAATAGAACGTCAAGAAGCGGTAAGAAAAGTAATAAACCACGCCGATGCCTATGAGCTTGTTACTACTCTTAGCTCCGTAATAAAAAACCCGAAAGAAGCCAAGAGCTATATTGATGAGGTTATGCGCTCCGTACCTGCGTCTCAAAACACAAAAAACTTGGCAAAGAGAATGGAAGAAGCCTATTGGGAAACAGGACGGATGCAGCGTGAACGTAAAAAGGCAAAAATATAGTGACCGAATTGGTCAGATTTTGGCCAAAGCGGAACAAAATTGCATCTTGATGGATCAGATCACAAACCAAAATAATCATGAAATTTAACTACGACATCAAAGATTCAGGAAGGTGGTGGCGGTGGCCTACAGCAAAAACAAAAGAATAGGCAGACCGCCCGTCTTTGAGAGCAAAGAAGAACTTGAGAAAAAAATCGAAGAGTTCTTCAAAAGCTGTGAAGGGAGCGTCCTAGAAGACGAAACCGGAAAGCCTGTTTTGGACAAATACGGAAACGTTATAAAAATCGACGAACGTCCAGAAACTGTCACCGGTCTAGCTTTGGCGTTGGGTTTTAAGTCTCGGCAATCTTTGATTGACTATCAAGGAAAAGCTGAGTTTTCTGACACGATAACGCGCGCGAAACTACGGTGCGAGAAATACGCCGAGGAACGGCTCTATGATCGTGACGGAAACGGCGGCGCAAGATTTAGCCTGCAAGTTAATTTCGGTTGGAGCGATAAGCCGAAAGAAGCGGAGCAGGAAGAGCGTCACGATGATGGTTTGATAAAGGCATTGAATGCTGCCGCAGACCTCAGCCCGCCGGATGACGTGGAGATGCTTCCGGAGGAAGAGGACGACAATGCGGAAAAGTAACGGTTTTCGATGGAAAGCCCTCAGCCAGCGGCAAAAGATGGTTCTTTGCTGGTGGACACCGCAGAGTGCATACAGCGGTTACAACGGCATCATTGCAGATGGCGCTATCCGCTCGGGTAAGACCTTTGCCATGAGCTTTTCGTTCGTCCAGTGGGCCATGACCTGCTACAGCGGCCAGCAGTTTGCCATGTGTGGCAAGACCATCGCCAGCTTCCGGCGCAACGTGATGGGCACGCTCAAGCAGCAGCTTGCAGCCCGTGGCTACAACGTCAAGGAGCACCGGGCAGAAAACTGCATGACCGTCAGCAAGAGCGGCAGAACCAACGAGTTTTACTTTTTCGGCGGCAAGGACGAGAGCAGCCAGGACCTGATCCAGGGCATCACCCTTGCCGGGGCATTCTTCGACGAGGTGGCCCTGATGCCGCAGAGCTTCGTCAATCAGGCCACAGCCCGATGCTCTGTCACCGGGTCAAAGTTCTGGTTTAACTGCAACCCGGGCAGCCCGCAGCACTGGTTTTATCTGGAATGGGTGCGCAAGTGCCGTTCCCGCAAGATGATGTATCTCCATTTCACGATGGACGACAACCTGTCGCTTTCTGAGGACATCAAGGCCAGATACCGCAGCCAGTACAGCGGCGTTTTCTATCAGCGCTACATTCTGGGCCTGTGGACGGTGGCCGAGGGCCTTGTATATGACATGTTCGACCGCAAGAAGCACGTCGTTGATGAGCTGCCGGAGCTGTCACCAAAGAGCGCCTATGTGGCGTGCGACTTTGGCACCCAGAACGCAACGGTTTTTTTGCTATTCCAGAAGCAGGCAGATGCAGACTGCTGGATCGTCACCCGGGAGTACTACTACAGCGGCCGGGAACAGAAGCGGCAAAAAACCGTGGGCGAGTACGTCACAGACCTCAAGGCGTGGCTGAATGGTCTCAAGCCGGAGAGGATCATCGTTGACCCCTCTGCCCTGCCCCTGATTACAGAGCTGCGCAAGAACGGCTTTACTCAGACCCCCGCAAACAACGACGTTCTGAGCGGCATTCTGGACGTACAGACCATGCTGCAGACCGGGCGGCTGAAGATCTACAAAGACTGCAAGCACACGCTGGAAGAGTTCGGCGTGTACGCTTGGGATCCGGATAAAGACGACACCGTGCTGAAGGTCAACGACCACTGCATGGACGCTATCCGCTATTTCGTGCGCACAAAGCGCCTTGTGAAACTGAGGGATTGATTTTGAGCACTGTATACACATTCCAGACATTTCAGCAGGCGCAAGCCGCCGGGGAACAGCCTGATTTCATCCGGCGGTTCGTGCAGCAACACTGCGCTTCCAAGCCCTACAAGATGGCTCTGGACGCCGACCTGTACGATGCCCAGAAAAACCCGGGGGCTGAACGCTTCGCGCAGGCCTACGCTTTGATGCTGCAACGCCTATCCAAAAACACCAAGCAGGACACCCCACACCCCGATATGGTCAAGAGCAATCTTTTCCGGCGGCTCAACAAGCAGCGGGCGACCTACTCCCTCGGCAACGGTGTGGTCTTTGCAGACGAGGGCGTGGACAAGGGCAAGCTGGGGCAGAACTTTGATGAGCAGATCCAGAAGGCCGGATATTTCGCCCTGATCCACGGCGAGAGCTTCGGATTCTGGAACAACGACCACTTGGTGGTTTTCAAATTGACCGAGTTTGCGCCCCTATACGATGAGAAGACAAGCCTTTTGCAGGCGGGTGTGCGCTTCTGGCGGCTGAACCCGGACACAGATATGCACTATATCCTGTACGAGCTGGACGGCTTCACTGAGTACACGGAAAGCAAAATCGGCAATGTGATGCAAGAGACAACGCCGAAGCAGGCATACAAGAGCGTGACCGTCACCACACCCGGTGGCGGGCTGGAAAGCGTAGAGGGCGAAAACTACAGCGCGCTTCCCATTGTGCCGCTGTGGGGCTCCGACCTGCACCAGAGCACGCTTGTGGGCTTGAAAGCCTACATTGACAACACCGATCTGGTGATGTCCGGCTTCTGCAATGACCTGCAGGACTTTTCGCAGATCTACTGGCTGTGCGAGAACTTCAACGGCATGACCGATGACGAACTGCAGGAGTTCCTTGTCAAGCTGAATCTGTACCACATTGCAGGCGCAGACACCAGCGAGGGCGGAAAGATCACCCCCTACACCACCGAGATCCCTGTGACGGCCCGGCAGGCTCTGTTGGAGCTGCTCCACACCCGGGTGTATGAGGACTTCGGCGGTCTGGATGTGCACTGCGTGAGTGCAGACAGCACCAACGACCATCTGGATGCAGCCTATGAGCCGCTGAACCAGAACGCAGACGACTTCGAGGCGCAGGTCAAGCCGTTCATCCGGCAGATCTGCGCACTGGCTGGCTTTGAAAACGCTATGCCGACATTCAACCGCAGCAAGATCACCAACACAGCTGAGCAGGTCAGCATGGTGATTTCCGAGGCCGCCATCATCGGACAGGACATGGCCATCGACCTGCTGCCCAACCTCACCCCGGAACAAAAGGAGCAGGCCAAGGCCGCGCTGATGGCTGAGAGCGCAACACGGGAGACCGTGGGCGAGGGGGAGGGAGACGGTGATGAAACGTGATTTCTGACCGTGACCGCATCTCTACCCGCCAGCTGAACCGCCTGCGCCGCCGCATCCTCCGGGTGTACGGCACTGCCCGCCGGGAGATGCAGGAGCAGCTTACCGAGTTTCTGGCAAAGTACAAAGCGCTGGACGAGCGCAAACGGGCACAGCTGGATGCAGGCGAGATTACAGAGGATGATTACCGCATCTGGTTGCAAAATCAGGTCTTTCAGTCCGATTTGATGCACGCCAAGCTTGACGGCATCACCCAGACCTGCACCACAGCCCAAGAGACGGCCTACAAGCTGGCCCGGGACGAGCAATACAACATCTTTTCCTTTGGCGCAAACTGGGCCTTCTACGAGCTGGAACAGGCCGCAGGCGTGACGTTCGGGCTGACCCTGTACAACACCGAAGCGGTCAAGCTCCTGCTGAAGGAGAACCCCCGCATGGTGCCCAACAAGCGCATCAAGAGCGAGAGCAACCGCACCTATGATGCCCGGGTGTTCAATCGCTACGTCATGCAGGGCATTGTGCAGGGCAAGAGCGTCCACGACATCGCCGTGCAGGCCGTCAACGGCATGGCCGACACGGCGATCCACTGGGCCATGAACAACGCCATCACGGCCCTTACCAGCGCCCAGAACGCCGGGGCTTTGCAGCAGATGCGCAACGCCCAGGCTTTGGGCATCGAGGTCAAAAAGCGATGGAATTCTACCCACGACTACCGCACCCGTGAGATGCACCGCCTGCTTGACCAGCAGACGGCAGAGCTTGACGAGCCGTTCAAGGTCATGGGCTACGAGATTCAGCGCCCCGGCGACCCCAACGCAGCGCCGGAGATGGTCTACCACTGCCGCTGTGTGCTGTCCTCTGCGCTGGGCAAGTATCCTCGGCAGAACGCCATGCAGCGGGACAATGTGACCAAAGAGACCGCCCCCGTCATGGATTACACCGAGTGGTATAAATCCAAGGGCGGAAAGGAAGCCGAGCAAATGTGGTGGGCAGAAGAGCGAAAACGCAGAAAGGAGGCTGCAAAGCATGGATGAGAAGAAGCCTTGCAAATTTTGCGAGAGGCTTGCGTGGTGGAAGAAAAATTCCCCCAAAGGGGAAAACGACCTTTACACCACGTTTCAAGTCAGTCTTATCACAAAAACGCACAGGAAAGGCGCAGGCGTGTGCGGTACGGTAACGCATCGTGCCGGACAGCTGAATTTCTGCCCTGAGTGCGGTCGCATCTTAAAGAAAAAGCGAGAACCGAGGGATAAGCCGTGAACTTTAACTACGACATCAAATTCACCGACAACACCCCGCAGCTGCATGAAGCTCTGGATTCATGGGCAGAACGGGTGCTGACCATCTGGGGCATGAAAGTGCAGGACTACGCCCAGCTGCTTGTGCCCACAGGCACGGCAGACAGCACGGGAATTGAGGGCTACGTGGGCGGCGCGCTCAAGCAAAGCCTGACCTACGCCCTCGACCTTGCAAAAAAGACCGTGACCATCGGCAGCAACCTGTTTTACAGCGTCTATGTGGAGCTTGGCACGGGCATCTTTGCCGAGAAAGGAAACGGGCGCAAAACGCCGTGGGTCTGGAAAGACTTCAACGGAAAGTGGCACTTTACCCGGGGCATGAAAGCCCGCCCGTTCCTCCGCCCGGCGGTGGAGGAGCACATCGAAGAGCTGCGAGAGATTGCTGTGGAAGAAGGAAACAAGGAGGCTTAAATATGAGCAGAATCGAAGAGCTGGAAAGCGAGCGCGAAAACTTGCATTTGGAACAGCTCAAGCTCCAAAACAAAGCAAAAATTTGCGAAGTTCGGCAACTTGAAATTTCCAACGAAATCCGAGAGCTAAAAATTGAGGATGATAAGGAAGCAAATACACGGCTTTGCTTTGAAATTGACGATACAAGAATCAAACTTCAGAAACTTTGTGATAAAGTTCTTGGCGAAGCAAACGTGCATGTTCATGTGACACTCATCCCGTTAAAAAACAACCTCAAATTTCAAAATTACGAATTTGACTAAAAAGTTAATATTCGGCGGTTGGCGCACAGCGTCAGCCGCTTTTTTATGCCGTTTTCGCTCAATGGTAGAGCTGCTGATTTGTAACCAGCTGACGCGGGTTCGATTCCTGCAAGCGGCACCACGCCGGCAGCACGTCCGGCAAATAAACCTTATTGCCAAGCATGGCAGCCCGAGCAAGGGCAGAAAGGACTATCACATGGCACTCGAACGCAAGACTCTCCGGGCGATTCTGGAAGATGAAACGACCGACACCAGCGGCAAGCTCAAGAAAATTCTGGACGTGCTGCATGAGGAAACGGACACCTTGCAGAACCAGCTCGATGAGAAGAACGCAGCCCTCGCCAAAGCCGAAAAGGACCGCGACGCAGCCAGCAGCGGCAAGCAGGCCGCTGAAAAGGCGCTGACCGACTACAAAGCCCAGCAGACCCAGAAGGACACCCACGCAGCCAAGGAAGCCAAGTTCCGGGAGCTGCTGAAGGCCGCCGGGGTGCTGGACAAGTATGCAGACCGCGTTGTGCGGCTGTCTGGCGAGGATATCGACAAGCTGGAGCTGGACGATAAGGGCGAGGTCAAGGACGCCAAGAAGCACACCGACAGCCTGAAAGCTGATTGGAGCGACTTCGTAGGCACTACGACTACCACCGGCGCAAAGGTGGACACCCCGCCCACCAACACCGGCTCCAAAATGACCAAAGACCAAATTTTTGCAATCAAGGACGCTGGCGAACGCCAGGCCGCGATTGCTGCAAATGCCGACCTGTTTACAGGCGGCGGAAAGGACTAACACATGGCAGCAAAGACCAATCTGATCACCACTACCGAGATCACCGTCAACCCTCGGGAAATCGACTTTGTGACACGCTTCCAGCGCAACTGGGAGCACCTGCGGGAGATCATGGGCATCATGCGGCCCATTCGGATGCAGCCCGGCACAGTGCTGAAAAGCAAGTACGCCCAGGGCACCCTGCAGAGCGGCACCGTGGCAGAGGGCGAGGAGATCCCCTACAGCCAGTACACCGTCAAGGAGAAGGACTACGGCAAGATCACAATCGAAAAGTACGCCAAGGCCGTCTCCCTGGAGGCAATCCAGAACTATGGCTATGATGTGGCCGTGCAGAAGACCGATGACGAGTTCCTGTTCGACCTGACCGCAAAGGTCACGGACAAGTTCTACAAGTACCTGAACACCGGCAGCCTGAAGGGCACCCCCAAGACCTTCCAGATGGCTCTGGCCATGGCAAAGGGCAGCGTGGAGAACAAGTTCAAGAATATGCACCGCACCGTCACCGGCGTTGTGGGCTTTGCCAACGTCCTGGACGTGGCGGAGTACCTGGGCACCGCCCCGATCACCATCCAGAACCAGTACGGCTTCCAGTACATCAAGGATTTCATGGGTTACAACACCATCTTCCTGCTGTCTGACGGCGAGATTGCAAAGGGCAAGGTCATTGCCACCCCCGTGGACAACATCGTGATGTACTACGTTGACCCCTCCGACAGCGACTACGCCAAGGCTGGGCTGGTGTACACCACCGCAGGCGAGGCCAGCAACCTGATCGGCTTCCACACCCAGGGCAACTACACCACCGCCGTCTCTGAGAGCTTCGCCATCACCGGCGTGACCCTGTTTGCTGAGTACCTGGACGGCATCTCTGTCCAGACCATTACCCCGGGTGAATCGGTCTAACCTGCAAGGGGGTGACTTTGCATGACCGTCCCTGAGCTGTGCGTTTACACGCACAATTTTTTTGACCGGGCAGATGACCCCATTGCCGGGGAGTTTGCTTTTGAGCCGGATACCGTGCCCGCCGGGGTAGTGCCGGGGCAGTATTTCCTCGTGTGCGGCTCCATCTTCAATGACGGCGTGCACAAGGCCGGGGACAGCGATCTGACCGCCGAGACCTTCACCGGGACGGTGCAGCCTATGCGCGTGCCGCCTGATTTTGTGGCGCTGGCTGAAAAAATCGACGCATACGACAAGGCGCTCCCGTCCGGCGGCGTGTATGTGTCCCAGTCCTTTGCCGGGTGGTCCGGCACGATGGCTACAGGCACGGACGGGCTGCCCGCCGACGGCAAAACCCGCTATAAATCCGAGATCAATCAGTGGAGGAAGATGTGACATGGTCAACGCGTTCACTGCATCCACCGTGATGCAGAGCTTTACCCAAAAATACCGTTTTCAGACCCGCAGCTATGAGCCGGACGGCGTGGGCGGCTTTGTGTCCGGCTGGAAGGACGGCCCCGAGTTTGAGGCCGTGGAGCGCCACGACACCACCGTGGAAGCTCAGGTGGCGGAGCAGGCTGACACCGCCTCCACCTATACCCTGCTGGTCAACACAGGCGTGCCGCTGGCCTTCCCGGACTACATCAAGCGTGTGCGCGACGGCCAGACCTTCCAGATCACCAGCACAGCAGACGAAGCCAAAGCCCCGCCGGAATCCGGCATGGGACTGCGGGCCGTCAAGTGCAAAAAGGCGGTGCTGCCGTAATGGGGCTGTCTGAGAGCATCAACCGGGCGCTGAACACGTTTTTTAACGGCTTTGGCATACCGGGCTATCTGGAAGATAACATCCCGCCCGCCGCTTCCCTGCCCTACCTGACCTACAAGCCCGCCGTCCCCGGCGGCTGGAACGAGGAAGCGTCGTTTCATGGCCGCTTGTGGTATCCAAGCAGCGCAGGGCGTTTACCCATCTTACAGACCGAAGACCAAATTAGCGCAGCCCTTGCAGGCGGTTTGACCGTGCCGTGCGAGGGCGGCGCTATTGTTTTGCGCAAAGGCACCCCGTGGGCCCAGCCGATGGACAACCCGCCCGAGGGCTATTTGTGCGAGTACCTGAATTTTGAGATCACGCAGCTATGCGAGTAAGGAGAATTATGGGAAGAAAATTTACCAAAATTTCCGCAGAAGCATTCAAGTCCATGCAGATCAACGCGGGCCTTGTGCTAAACAAGTTCGACACTGAGGGCCAGACCGCCGTCGCTGATGCCGACATCATCTGCGCAACCACTGGCGGCATCACCGCCACCTGCACCCCCAACATCACCGACCTGGGCGAAGATGTGGACAACTGCCAGAAGAACACCGTGGAGCTCATGGAAATTGAGGACTACGACTGCACGCTGGCCTTCACCGCGCTGAATACCTCCGCCGAGGTCATCCGCATGGCGCTGGGCGCAGCGGACGTGGCCGGGGGCAAGGTAACGCCCCGCATGACGTTCAAAACCGACAAGACCACGGGCGACTTCAAAACCATCTGGTTTGTGGGCGACCTCATCGGCGGCGGCTATGTAGCTGTTCGGCTGGACAACGCAATCAGCACGGGCGGCCTGTCCCTCAAGACAACTGACAAGGGCAAGGGCAATGTGTCCGTCACCCTGACGGGCTGTGTCCGCATGGGCGACGAGACCGTCCCCATGGAGTTCTTTGTAAGCGAAGACGCGGCAGCATAAGGAGTGGAATAATGAAAACTCTCAACCAGATGGACGAAACAGAATTTCTGCGCCACTGCTACATGATCGCGGACAAGGTGGCCGCCCTGCTGACCGAGACGCAGGTGATGGAGCTGCGCAAAGTCGGTCCCATCCTCACGGGCAGTGAAACCCCCGATGAGCTCAAGGCAAAGAAAGAAGCCCAGGGCCGCAAGAACATCAAGGCAATGGCAAAAAAGCTGCTGTTCGACAATGCTCAGAACACAGCGGAGCTGCTGCCTTTGCTGTATGAGCTGGAAACAGACAAGGACGGAAACCCCGAAAAGATGACTCCCTTCAAAACCTTGCGCGTCATCACGGAGACCATCAACGACCGGGATGTGCTGGATTTTTTATCCTCGTTGGTGAGGTTGGCTCAGACCGATATCGGCGGCTGATCTCATCCATCCGGCTGGATATGCTGAAAGCCATTGGCAAGCCCTACATTGCCCAGCATTGCGTCAATGCGATGCAGCAGGAAGCTTACGAGAAGAGCTACCGCGCCTACATCACGGACGCTCTGGCTGGCCTTGTGGGAATGGAGTGTCGGTGGGTGGATACCCTGCCCGACTTTAATGCTTCCACCCGGCCCCAGCAGAGCGCAGAGGAAATCAAGGCCCGCATTCTGGCCGGGCTGAACGGAGGTGATACGCCCTGAAACTTTTTGAATTGATGGCCACTCTTGGGCTGGACACGTCTGTCTACGAGCAAGGCATTGAAGAAGCTAAGGCCAAAACCAAAGAGTCCGTTTCCGTAATGGCAAAAGACTACAGCCGTCTTTACAGCGAGGTTTTGCACCTGCAAGCGGCTTATAAAAAATCCGTCGAGGAAACGGGCAAGAACTCACAGGCCACAAAAGACCTAAAAGTGAAACTCAGCGAAGCGCAAGCGCAGCTAAATAGCACTTCTTCTGCTTTGGAAACGGCAGAAAAGTACATGAACAGCTTTGGGGATGCCGCATCGGGGTCCAGCAAGTCTCTGGCCGGTGCTATTGCACAAGGCACGATCATGGCGGGCTTTTTCTCAAAACTCAGCTCTGCCGCTCTTGCCGCTGCGAAAAGTTTAATCCAGAGCGGCATCGAGTACAACGCCCAAATCGAAAGTTACCGCGTGGGTCTAACCAATATGCTGGGCGATGCACAGGCGGCCAATGAGGCCATGGCGGCCATTCAAGAGGACGCAGCCCGCACTCCGTTCAGCGTGGATTCGCTGACGCAGGCAAACCAACTGCTCATCAGCGCCGGTGAAAACGCGAGCTACTCCCGCAAGGTCATCATGGCGCTTGGCGATGCTGTTTCCGCCACCGGCGGAGGCAACGCGGAGCTTTCCCGCATGGCAGCTAATCTGCAGCAGATCGCCAATGTGGGCAAAGCGTCCGCAATCGACATCAAGCAGTTTGCCTATGCAGGCATCAACGTTTATCAGGTTCTGGCTGACTACACCGGGAAAACGGTGCAGGAAGTCCAGAACATGACCATCAGCTATGACCTGCTGTCTAATGCCCTTATTGCTGCCAGCGAGGAGGGCGGGCGCTACTACAACGCCATGGACACCCAGAGCCAGACCATGAATGGACGTGTGTCAACCCTGAAAGATAACGTGAGCCAGCTGGCCGGGCTCATGACGGGCGACCTCAGCAGCGGAATCGGTGTGGTAATCTCCAACCTCAACGATATGACCGTGGCGGCCATCGAAGCTTACAAGACGGACGGCTGGAAGGGGCTCGGCGAGGCAATTCTGGAACTGAACAACCCCATCAACTCCGTCATCAAGAAATTTGGCGAGCTTGGCTCTGCCGGAATCGGCGTTCTCGATAAATTGAGCTTCAAGCTCAACAAAGCCCTCGGGAAGAATGCTTACGCGGGGTACGAGAACAGTGATGAAGGATACAAGCAGTACCGCTCTGACAAAAACAGCCAGAGCAACTACGACCGCCGACGGAAGGACGCTAAAAACGGAAAGGGCATCTACAACGAAAGCTGGACGGAACGGCAGGCAAAGGCGGCTGCAGCCGCCGGGAACGGCGGGAGCAGTATCACTGCCTCGGGCGGCACAGGCGGCGGAAAAAGCAAAAAATCTACCGCCAAAGCGGCTGCTGACACCAAAAAGCTGGCGGATACCGTCACCGAAACGTCGAAGCAGATCCTTGCCGGAACGGGCAACATCGTGGGCAACATCCAGCGCGTGGTGGAGACTGCCAACAATACCTACAACGTCTACGACGGCACCACCAAAAAGCTCAAGGGCACCACAAAGGAGACCGTGGAGACCATCACGGACTCTTGGAAAGAAGTGGTGGACGGCACGGAGAAGACTATCAAATCGGTCACAAAGAAAGTGACCGATGCGGCCGGAAAAGTGACCACGACCACGCAAAAGAGCTGTGACGATGTGGTTTTGTCCGTGACGGAGCTGCAAAGCCGCATTGACCAGAACCTCAGCAATGCGCAGAAGCAGTGGTCGAACGGCATCTTTGGCCGCCTGCAAAACGCGTTCACCGACCTGAAAAACCGCAACTGGGCCGGGTTGGCTACAGACGTGGCAAATCTCATCTGGGGCGAGGTATCGCAGGATCAGCGGGAGCTTATCTCCAAGTGGGCGGCGGATGCGCTGAGTGTCATCAATAACGCGTACAGTGGGGGCAGCGTAAAAGCGGCCTTCGCTACCATCAAATCGCTCTTTACGGACGGCATTGCTGCCAGCGCAACAGAAGCGGGGACAGCGGTGCAAAGCTTTGGCTCCATCCTGTCCAGCTTGAGCGCATCCGGTGGGGCAGGTGCCCAGCTGGCCAACGTCGCCAGCGGGGTGTCCAGCATGGCCACCTCTATCATGGGCAGTCTGGGCAATATCATCTCGCTTGTGGCATCCAACCCTGTGCTGGCTGCTATCCTGGGCGTGGCTGCTGTGGCGGGCGGTATCGGTCTGGCCGCATGGCTGGGCAGCAAGAACGGCGAAAAGGAAAGCACTGACAGCAAGAGCACGACGCTTTCCTACAAGGACATCCAGGACGCTTACTGGTATGGAAATATGCGCTCCATGGCGGGGTACGATTTCCGCACCGATGGCTATGCGTTCGGCGAAAGCCCGGCAAACGGGCGGCTTTCGTCCTACCAGCAGAAAATGCAGCAGTCCGTGGACGCACTGTACAACGTGGTGCAGCAGTACCTTCCCCAGACGGCAAACACTGTCATTAAGCTGGATGATGGCACGCTGGTGGGCGCACTGGCACCTTCTATTGATGCACAGCTGGGCCATCTGGCCACGCTGGCAGAAAGGGGAAATTAAAATTTGTACAAAATTTTTGCATATCCCTTTGGCAACCCCAACGACAAGCGCCTGATCTATGCTCCCAATAACCGCAGTGCCCTTGTGCTGTCTCCCAAGCTGACCCGAGAGGTCAGCAAGGGCGGAAGCCTTTCTTTTACCATGACGCGCGACCATGAGCAGTATGAGAGCCTGCAAAAGATGTCCACCTGCATCACCGTTGAACAGGACGATAAAGAGATCTGGCGCGGGCGTGTCCTGAGCCATGAGGCAGACTGGTACAACCGCAGGGTCATCTACTGCGAGGGCGCTTTGTCTTACTTCAATGACAGCGCAATCACCCCTTTTAACTACGAGGGAAAGCTGGCGCAGTTTTTGCAGCACCTCATCGATGCCCACAACCAGCAGTGCGGCAACATGATAATGAAACGCTTCGAGCTGGGCACTGTCACCGCGGCACTGGGCGATCTTGTTGTGCACTATGGAGACCGGGACAGCTACGGTGTGGGCGAAGACTACGGCAGCACCTGGGACATCATCGACAAGATGGTGCTCAAGGTGTACGGCGGATATGCCTACTGTACCTACAACCCCGCCACGGGTAATAACGTCTTAAATTATTGCGATCAGTCTTTCGAAGCCGACCGTTTGGTCAACCAAACCATTGAGTATGGCGTAAACCTGCTGGATTTCACCGAGAAGACCGATACCAACAGTCTTTTTACCCGTGTGTATCCCATGGGAAGCAAGCACACGGTCGAGGAGACAAAGTGGAAGTGGAAATTTTTGTGGTGGGGTGAAAAGTACACAGAAAGCCATGAAGAGCGCTATGGCATTTCTGGAACGGACGCGGCGACCGTCAATAAGTATCTGCCAAAAGGGTATTCGTACCGGCTGGACAGCAGTGACGGCGACTGCGGATGGATCCAGAATGATGCAGCGGCCCAGAAGTTTGGCATCGTGTCAGCCCTGGGCGAGTATGACACCGACAGCGACAACGACACCTTTGCTGCAGGCGTGCAAGATCTTCAGAAAAACAGCTTGATGGTGACGAGCTACACCGTCAAGGCTGTGGATCTGCGAGATGCGGGCTATGACAAGGACAGGCTGACTTTTGCCGGCTATGCCCACATTATCAGCAAGCCCCACAGCATCGATGTCATCATGCTGTGCACAAAGCTGGTGGAACCGCTGGATCAGCCGGACAAAAAGGAGTATACCTTCGGCATGACCCGGCAGACTTTGACCGACCGACAAGTGGCCAACCTGGGCCGCACCAACCTGCTGGATGAGGATACGGCATCCGCTGAAAAATATCAGCAGAGCACTCTTAACCAGCTTTTCAAGTACCAGAAGTCTAACGACAAAAGAGTGGACGAGGTGGACAAAAAAGCTGGCGAAGCGGCCAAAACGGCCACAAATTTTCTGGAGTTTACCCCGGAAAACGGCCTTATCGTCCGGCATGACCAGCTGCCCAACAAAAGGGTGCAGATCACCAACGACGGCATAAAAGTGCTTTCCGGTTCCAGCATGGTCAACATCAAGTCGGATAGCATTTCCATCACAGACGGCAACGGCAGCTGCACTATCGACTCCGGAAAGATTACCTTCTACGGCATCCGAAACGCCCGTATCTGGGACTTTGGGGACAACAGCTCTTTTGGAGCACAGACAATCCCGCTGGACCTGTCCGATTTTTCTGCTGTGTATCTGACCTATACCAGCAAGAAAGGATCCACATGGTGGGCCAGCGGCGGCACTGCCGGATGTGTGACCATGGTCATCCCGGTCAATGGCGTGGAATACGCCATGACTTACCCGTGGAACACCACTCACATGCGGACGGTGCGGGTCAACTCAGGGGGCATCACTTTCGGACCCGGTCGTGAGCGCACATCGAACTATGTCACGGGCAACAACTACACCCCAGCAGTAGTGCCGACGAATTTCAGCATCGACCTGGAAAGCCCCGGCTCTGACGGGTGGACACAAAATGACTCCCTCTGTATGCCACGAGAACTATACGGTTTTATGTGAGGTGAAGGACAGATGAAAGTACCCGGCTGTAAATTTATGTGCAAAGTGTGCTCCGATGGTCGCATTTACAGCGGTGGATGGGGCGTTGAAGAAGTGATCCCGAACCCTCTCCCAGACAACTGCATGGTCTTCGATGAGTTCCCGGAGGACTGGGAGGATGGCGGCTCGCACTATGTGTGGGACGGAGAAAAGTTGGTATACAGCCCTCTGACCCCGGAGCAGCTGGCCGTGATCCAGAGCGGAGGTGAGCTCAAATGCTGATGGGTGCACAGATCGGAAGTGTCCATACCCTCAAAGACCTTGGCCTTTATCTGAAGGTGGGCAGCCCTATGATATCCGGTGCAGAGCCAGAGACGATGCTTGTCAATGTCCCGGGCTCTGACTTTATCCTAGACCTGTCCAGGGCTTTGGATGGGGAAGTGCACTACAAGCAGCGCACCATCAAGCTGGAGCTTATCTGTAAGTCTCCGAAAAAGCAGTGGATGACCATCCAAAGCGCCCTTGAAAATGCCTTACAGGGCAAGTGGCTTCGGTGCGTTTTTGATGAGGACAGTGCCTGGTACTGGCAGGGCCTTTGGCGGGTAGACCCCAGTGAGAAAAACCGACATGATATGGCCTTTACCATAGAGGGCACTTGCAATCCGTACAAAAGAAATATCACCGCGGATGCGGGTGCGGATTGGCTCTGGGATACCTTTGATTTTGAAACCGATACCATCTATGATGTACCTACGGGAGTGATCAGCTTATGACAAAGACTTTTCCGGAAGTCATCTCGGGCATCCGTACCGCAAAAAAAGGTGTGGAAGTCCGGGAAGACATCGCCCAGATGGGCGAGTATGTGGAGCAGTTCGCTGCCACAGCCACCCAGAAAGCAGAAGCGGCGGCGGCCAGCGAGAAAAAAGCATCCGATGCTGTGGCAAACATCGACCAGCAGAAAGCGGACTCTGTGGCCGCTGTCCAGCAAGCCCAGACTACGGCCACCACGGCCATCACCCAGACAAAAGACACTGCACTGACTGACATCGGCAACGCTAAGACCGGCGCTTTGCAGGAGGTGGCAAATTCCACCGAGGCGGCAGAAACCGCCGCATCTGCTGCGGCCGGTTCTGCATCGGATGCCAACGCAAGCGAGGAGGCAGCGTCCGCTGCTGCCACCGCTGCTGCGGGGAGCGCTTCCACCGCCACCACCAAGGCCGGGGAGGCATCCACTAGCAGTCAGGCAGCAGAAAAGGCTCAGAAAGCCGCAGAGGATGCCGCTGCGCTGGCAGGCACACGGGCCAACACCGATAAGACCCTGAGAGTAGAGGATGCACCAGCAGACGCGGCAGCCACGGGCGCAGCGCTTGACAAAAAAGCGAACAAGGACAGTGTCCTTGACACTAACGGCAATGCGATTTTTTACAGCAAGGCTGAGGTGGAAGCAAAAATCAAAGAAATTCTCGCCGCCCAGCGGGAAGAAGACCTCGCCAGAATCAAATTCTGGGCCAGCGACGACCCCACATCCCCGGCAAGCTTTATCGGCGGCACATGGGAGCGCATTGAGGGCAGCTTTATCATGGGCGCTTCCGGTACCTACCCGGCAGGGAGTACGGGCGGTAGTGCGACGAAAACTATAGCTAAAACAAACCTCCCCAATGAGAGCGTAGGCGTGAAAATGTTATACACGAAAGGTTCTGAAGGAAGCGCTTATGACGTTGTACAAATCACATACGAACAAAGTGATGGAAGCGGTGATTTTTCGCATACAGGAAAAACATACCCACTAGGTGATGGAACACCGCTTGACATATTACCTCCCTACTACTCCGCGTACATCTGGCGGCGTGTCGCCTGAAAGGAGACCTTATGAAAACCATTGACAGTAACGGCGTAGAAATCGCCAACCCGGACCTGACCCTGGGCTACCTCAAGCCAGAGACCCAGACCATCCACCACGATGCTGTGGCGGGCGTGGAAGAGGTCAGCCACTACGAGACCGAAACATTGCCGGACGGAACCCCTGCAATTTACTATGACGCAGATGGCCGAGAAAAAGGCCGTGATGTCCGCAAGGTGGTGGATGTGCCCGGCGTGGCCGCACAGGAAGCCTACGACGAAGAGGTGGAGGTGCAGCGGTATGTGCTGTACACCGCCGAAGAGCTGGCTGCACAGGAAAAGGCCCGCAAGGAAGCAGAGGAAAAGGCACAGCTGCCCACCGCAGAAGAGCGCCTTGCTGCTCTGGAAGCGGCTATGCTCGACCTGCTGGCCGCACAATAAGGAGGATGTTATGGTTTTGTTCTATGTGACCCAAATCAAGCTGCACCGCTTTGACGGCGCTTTTACCATCGACAACGTGCCTGACCGGTACAAGGATGCCGTGCTGGCAAAGCTGACGGAGGAGGGTTTTTATGAGGTGGAAAGTGATGCTTGACTTCCTGCGGGATATCTTTTCTGCACTCTCCCACGCTGCCGGTGACGGTGCCGACAAGGAAGAGCCTACCCCTGCACCGGACGTGCCCACTGTGGACACCGTGACCGGGTGGGCAGGTGAGCCGCCCTACCGGTACATTGACGTGAGCCGATATCAGGGTGAAATCGACTGGGCACAGGTGGCAGCGGCGGGCTACAAGGGAGCTATGCTCAAGACGGTATCCACCAACCGCAAGCTCTCCAAGCGGGCAGACGGCCTGTACATCGACCCGACCTTTGAGACCAACTATCGCAACGCCAAAGCGGCGGGGCTGGACGTGGGCGTGTACTACTACACCTACGCCACCAACAAGGACATGGCCAACGCAGAACTTTCCCTGCTGCGTCAAGCAGTTTACGGCAAGGAGCTGACTCTGCCGGTGGTGGTGGACGTGGAGGACAACAAGCTGGGCAATCTGGGCAAGCAGAGCTTGACCGACCTGACCGCCTATGCTCTGCACGAGGTGGAGCAGATGGGCTTTTATGCTCAGCTTTACACCTACACCAACTTTGCAAAGGCACATCTCTTTGTGGGCGGTGCGGCTCTGCATCCTTATGACGTATGGCTTGCTGACTACACCGGCAAGACCCCGAAAGTGGACTTTAAGTACAATGCCCACCAGCACACCAGCAAGGGCAGCGTGCCGGGCATCTCCGGCAACGTTGACCTCAATGTGACCGAGCTCAACTACCCCCGTATCATCCGCAAGAAGGGCCTGACCTGTCTTCGGGAGGGCGCATGAGCGATGCAATCATCGTAGCCATTATCACCGGCGGTCTGAGTCTGATCGGCGTGATCGTCTCTAACATCCATACCGCCCAGAGCATGGATGCCAAACTGGACAAGCAGCAGGCCGTGACCGAAACCAAGCTGGAAGAGCTGACCCGGGAAGTTCGAACACACAACAATTTCGCCCAGCGCATCCCGGTGCTTGAAGAACAGATGAAGGTGGCAAACCACCGCATTGCAGACCTCGAAAAAGAGAGAGGAGAGTAATACATGGCAACAATCAATAACATTTTGAGCGTCATACCCACCCCTGTGGCCCTCGTGCTCATGCTGGGCGGCTTTGTGTTTTACGCACTGGGCTGCATCCGGCTGGGCTATGGTGCCGCTGTCAAGGGCACTGTGCTTGACCTGATAGAGCAGGCAGAGCACGAGATCCAGGGCACAAAGCGCGGCGCAGAGCGCAAGGCGTGGGTGGCGCAGATGCTCCGCATGGCCCTCAACGCCAGCAAGTGGGGCAGACTTATCAGCTGGGCCATCACCGATGAAACAATCGGCACCGTGATTCAGTTTTTCTTTGACCGCATGAAAGCGGCCTTGCAAAATCAGTGAGGTTTTGACTATGAGTAGCATTACGCACGCACGACATTGGTTAAAACAGGCCATTTTTACGAATGAAGTCCGCCTTGACGGCGAAGCGGTGACAAAATGTCACCGTTTCGCCAGCATTGGCAATATGGTGCGCAACGCTGGACAGTTGCCGCAGCCTTTTTGGCTCGGTGCTGCCTGTGGCGGCGGCTCGTGTAGTGCTGCCCCCTGCGCTGCAAGGGCTTGACCGACAGCAGATGACCGCCGCTATCAAAAGCGCACCGCTTGGGAGGGTAGACCGTAAGATAGCCTTACTGCGGTACGTTGAGCGGCTATGTTGTGCGGACATTGCAGCGCAGACGCATTACAGCCGGACGGCGATAGGCTACCGGCTGAAAGGCATTGAAAAAATGCTGAGTGCGTGATATAATAACTTTGTCTAGGGATTAGTTTTGAGCTTTTGCTCTGGCGATTCAAAAAAGCGGCAGGTTTTCAGGTCTGCCGCTTTTCTTTTTGCACGGATTGTGGTATAATTATCTCAACAAATCCACCCGGCCTCTCGAAGAAGCGCATTAGGGTGGATATCTGAACCCACTAAGCCTCTCAACGATGCGTATCATGGTGGGTCTTTTAAGATGATACAGTCTCCCGCCCGCTTACTTACAGTGCGTACCATGCGGGAGACGCCTTTAGACTTGAAAGGCTACGGCCTTTGTAGAGAGCGGCATTGCCTGTGGGCGGTTCCGCTCTTGATTTTAGATTTTGCCGTTTTGGCGGCATAAAAGATCCCCTGCTTTGCCGAAGCCCTGCGTGCCACGCGGGGTACTTTGTAGGCAAAGCGGGGGATTTTTTGCAAGTAAAACGTTCAAACTTTCTATTTTGCATCATTTTATATAAGTATATTTGTATCTTTAAGCGTTCATGCGGATTTTTCTGTGTGGGCGCTTTTCTTTTTTGTCCTTCGTTGTACCTTCGTTGTCTCTTCCAGCGGTTTAAAAAAGTACACTGGGCGCAAAGGGAGGGGGTGCCATGTGGCACAGGTTTAACCCAAACCCGCGCGGGAGCAGCGTCGGGGACTGCGTAGTGCGGGCGGTAGCTGCGGCCACCGGTCAAAGCTGGGAGCAGGCGTATATTGCGCTGGCGCTCACCGGCTACGCCCTCGGCGATATGCCCAGCGCCAACCGCACATGGGGCGCGTACCTTCAAAAGCGCGGGTTCAAGCGCCGCATGGTGGAAGCGGATTGCGCCACCTGTTACACCGTGGCAGATTTTGCCCGGGAGTACCCGCGCGGCGTGTATGTACTGGGCTGCTCCGGGCACGTCCTGACCGTGATCGACGGCGTGTGGTGGGACAGCTGGGACAGCGGCGCAGAATGCCCGATCTACTACTGGTACAAGGAGGAAAACGATGCCGATCTATAACGGATACCCGCAAGTGTTTTACCCGCAACAGCCGCAGGGGCAGCTTGAACAGCTCAGGGCAGCACAGTACCAGCCCCAGCCCGTCATGATACCGACAATGCAGGGGCAGGCCGCACCGACTGACAGCGGCTTTATCTGGGTGCAAGGCGAAGCAGCGGCCCGGGGCTATCTGGTCGCCAACGGGAGCCGGGTGCTTTTACTGGATGCTGATTCCGATACCTTCTACATCAAAGAAGTGGGGCAGGACGGCAGGCTGTTCCCTCTTCGCATTTACGATTACAAAGAGCGCACCAGCGGCCCCAAAGCGTCGATTGCAGCCACGCAAGCCGCAGGCGTGGAGTATGTCACCCGCAAGGAGTTCGACGAGTTGGCGGCAAAGCTGGCGGCGTTGGAAAAGCAAGAAGCACCAGAGCCGGAAAAGGAGGGCTAAACGATGGGCAGCAGCTTGTTTAATTCGATGGGCCGACAGGCTCAGAACCCTATTGGCGGGCAGTTCCAGCAGTTTATGGGCCAGATGCAGGGAAAGAACCCGCAGGAGATGATAAACCAGATGCTCACCTCCGGCCAGCTCTCACAGCAGCAGCTCAACGCCATTCAGCAGCGGGCGCAGCAGATCGCGCCGATGCTCAACGGCATGAAAAATATGTTTGGATTCTAAAATGCGGCCGCATTTAGAATAAATTTCAAAATCTAACGTAAAGGAGTAAAACTATGTCTCTTTCTTCTGATAGCACGGTTCTGACCATGCCGGTACAGCCCGCCAACGGCTACAGCAACGGCTTCAACGGCTGGGGCGGCGACTGGATGGGCTGGATCGTCCTCTTCCTGATTTTCGGCATGTTCGGCTGGGGCGGCATGGGCGGCTTTGGCTGGGGCGGCGGCATGGGCGGCGCTTCGCCTTATATGACCAGCGCCGTAACACAGGCGGACCTGCAGCGCGGCTTCGACAACCAGAGCGTCATGAACAAGCTGAACGGGCTGGAAAGCGGCCTGTGTGACGGCTTCTATGCCATGAACACCGGGATGCTTCAGGGCTTCAACGGCGTGCAGCAGGGCCTGAACGGTGTCACCAACGCCATGCAGCAGGGCTTCAACGGCACCAACGTTGCGCTGATGCAGGGTCAGAATGCTCTGGCTACACAGCTGGCAGACTGCTGCTGCAAGACCCAGACCGCGATCCAGGGCGTTAACTACAATCTGGCCACTCAGGAGTGCGACACCCGGAACCAGATGCAGCAGGGCTTCTGCGCAACGCAGAACGCCATGAACAACAACACCCGGGACATCATCGAGAATCAGAACAGCAACACCCGCGCGGTGCTCGACTTCCTGACCAACGATAAGATCGCCACCCTGCAGAGCGAGAACAACGAGCTGCGCCGGGCTGCTTCTCAGGATCGCCAGAGCGCGTTCCTGACCACCGCGATGAACGCGCAGACCAACCAGATCATCGGGACTCTGCAGCAGAAAGCTCCCGTGCCTGCCTATCAGGTGCCCAACCCTAACGCCATTTACTATGGCTGTGGGACCGGCTGCGGCAACTGCGCATAACCGAATCACGGCAACTTTTTCCAAAATGGAAAATGTTCAGCCCCTGAGCTGATTTTGCAAACCAGAGCGCCGGGGCAAAAGTCCCGGCGTTTTTCTATGAAAGGAGTATTTGAATGACCGTAGCAGAGCTGAAACAGCAGTTTGTAGATTATCTGTACAGCATGGATAAGAACAAAATGAGCATGATGGAATTGAACACTTATGTTTTCATTTTGAAAACCCTGCTTGATACGGAAAAAGCAGATCCATCCAATTCTTGGATGGATATCTTAAAAACCGTTTATGCGGTAAATGCGCCTGTTTGTGCAGAAAAGGAGGTTTCGGATAATGGCTGAATTTAGCAACTCCAACACCGTCATCGTGGCGGCGGGTGAAAACCTTCCCCTGACTGAGACCGCGGTGAAAGCCCCTGCCTGCATCATGCACCGTGAGGGCAGCGGCCTTGTGACCCTGCGGGGTCTGACCAATCAATGCAAAGCGCGCTTCAAGGTAAGCTTTGGCGGCAATATCGCCATTCCCACCGGCGGCACTGTTGGACCCATTTCCGTGGCGCTGGCTGTCGGCGGTGAGTCGCTGACCAGTGCGACAGCCATTGTCACCCCGGCGGCAGTCGAAAATTTCTTCAACGTTTTCGTGGCCGCGTTCATCGAGGTGCCACGCGGCTGCTGCGTGACCGTGGCGGTTAAGAACACCAGTACGCAGGCAGTCAGCATTGCAAACAGCAATTTGATTGTTGAGCGGGTAGCATAAGAAAGGAGATAAAGTCATGCTGGATAAACTGAATCATCTGAAGGATGAGATGTGCGAAGAGCTCATGGAGCTGACCGACAAAAAGAACCGCTCCCCGGGCGATGTTGAGATGATCGGCGAGATCGTGGACATCATTCTGGACATCCACCGCATCGAGGATTACTGCGAGGGCGGCGAGTACAGCCGTGCGGGCGAGTGGGAAGCTGACATGCGCGGGACTTTCGGCCATGATGCCGGAAACGGTTACAACCGGGGCAACAGCTATGCCAACCGAGGCCGTCACTATGTGCGCGGGCACTACTCCCGCACGGATGGCCGTGAGCGTATGATCTCTGACATCGAGGACATGATGCAGGACGCAACCGGCGCCGAGCGTGACGCATACAAGCGCGCTTTGGACATTCTGAACAATATGTGATAAGGGGGCGGCAGGCATGGACATCGTGGAGATAAACGAGCACATCCGCAAACTGAAATGCGAAGAAACGAACTGGCAGAGCGTGGAAAAGCTTGCCGCCCTCTGCACTGTGCGAAATGAGTTGAGCGAAGCGGAAAGCCGGGAAAACAGCCCCGCTCCAAAGCCTGAACCAGTCATGCAGATGGAGTATTCCACAAGACCGCAAGAACCGCAGAGCGAATTTGTAGAGGCTGCAAGCGCTGTGCCGTTCAGCGGGTTGATGGAGGTACTGGACAGACACATGAACGCAATAAAGCTGGTGTATCCGAAAGAGTATGAGCTAGTAATGCGGAAGATTGTCTCTTTGTCTGAGTGACCACCGCCGGCATCACCACCGTGGCCGCACTGGCTGCGTGGTGGAAAAACAACGGCCTCACTCCTGTAGCCCTTCAGGCAGACCAGACCTACGACAAGCTGAAGGCATAGGGAAAGTAAGCCGCCCTGCCCAAAACGGCCATACATAGCACCAGCCCCGGGGAGCCTGACGGTTTCTCGGGGCTGTTTTTGCGTTTATGAAGCTGTTTTTCAGCGGTGTGTTACCAAAAATGTTACCATGATAAAGAAAAGAACGTCATTTCTCAGCGAAATGACGTTCTTTCTTCATGGTGGAGGCGATGGGAGTCGAACAACCAAAAATGATTGAGTGACGTCAAAAGCATATCTGCAACGCGCCTAAACACTTGCTAAAAAGGCAGTGGGGTTGGTTTGTAACCCATGTATTT